TCCTTGATTGAGCAAAAGGTGTCACCCACAGACAGAAGCTGCCACACGTGGTCATAAAGATACATTTTGTGAAAAGTGACGTCCATCTATACCTGCCTTTTCTATATTTATCACTCTCCGCACCAAAAAAAGTTTCATCCAAGAAAAAAATACATAAATAACATCGTATGATAAACCTTGACAATATCACCGAAAAATTTCCCTTTCTCAGCGGACTGAGATGCCAAAATCACGAATACATTGGCATTATTCAAAATTCTGATGATAAGATTATTAGTTTCTACGATTATAACTCAATTCGTACTCCAGAAGAAAAATTATTATTTCTCGAACACGGCGAGACTTGGTGGTGGGAAAGCAATAGATTGCTTCCTATTAACATTTTTCTGCAAGGACAAATGCAACAATTCCGCTATTGCATGAAGACAGTAGTCAATAAAGACGTAGAAATTATGTTTGGTTCAGTTACCAGTCTGAACAATATCATGAAGAAGCGCATTAAAAAGCGCCAGATCCAGTTAGTTAGACGAGCGGACTAATCCTTAGACATTTTCTCTATCAATAAATTAAGATTCACAACAATAGCAATTGCATAGGCTGTTCCGTGTGATTTCTTAAACTGATAGGATTCCTCGCCATCTATTTTTAGCCAAACTTCGTCTCTAATTTTATCCCACCCGTGTTGCTGCAAATAGGCCTTTGCTGGTCGCATAATTGCAAGAATCATGGCTAAATCTTCTACAGATTGTGGCTTATATTTAACTAATAGATTACTGTGCCCCTTTAGATGGAACAATTGATCGGTAATTTCCTCGTATAAGAAAAAGTCCCAGGGTGGTTCTTTATTGATGAGTAATACGAGGTGTTCTTCGGACCTAACATCTTCGTACATGTTTACATTTAAGAAATCAATCTTAAAGTAGCCATAGTCCTTGGCAATTCTATGATCAAGCGTTGATATATTGGTGGTAGGATCACGTGGTATATTTTGAAAATATACACCCGTGTTATGCTTATCAACCTTACCATCTGGACGGTCAATGCGACCAAAGATACATTCAATACCTTTTAAGATATCGTCTCTACCAAAGACGTCCACATCTACGTCAGTGGTAATCTTTTTCATAATCCGACTTCCCTCAATAATGTGCTAATATAATCAGCATCATCCTTAGATGTTTTTAATTTACGCATCCAAAACCCTGGATCTATAACGGTCTGAATCATTGTAGCATGATCGCCATTGAAACGATCCATCAGATTGCTCCCTGTCTCACATAGATATAATACCCACGGACTAATCCTACCTGTCTTTATAAGATATGCTGCCTCATTTGCAGAAATATCAAAGAAGAATCGATTGAATTGTAAATTATTCTTTTCACACCACTCAATAATAAACGAGATAGTTCTTTCTGCTGCACTTGCTGGTGGTTCAGTCTTTACAAGATTCTCAATATATAATTCATAGACTGGATCAGATGTCCATTTTGGCATTTTCAGACCACTCTGAATAGCAAAATCAATGTATTGTTCTATGTGTACGGGCTTTAGAGCAGCCAAGTGATTTCCAAATTTTACAAAATCAATGTAATACGGACTATCAATAAATTCTTCTTGTGTTTTTATTTTTTTGGAATTTGTTGTCAACGCATAGAATCTCTGAAATGATCTAAGTCCAAAGCGAAACCCAGATGTATTTGAATCTAGATGTCTTTGTTTCTTGACACACATATGAGTCGCAAGTGTAGATTCTCTATGGAATTTTTTCCCGCAGAATTTACATTCAAACTTTTGATCCATTACATTCTTCTTGGCTAACAATCATTTTCCTTTTGAGAAGAGATCTTTGATCGTCTTATCATCAAATCCGTTATCTTTGAAGAATTGCTCTAATTCTTCAATTGTGTTGAGTTTTAGAAATAACTCAAGTTCATCATTACGCAAAAATGGGAAATAAGTCAGGATAAGTTCTTCAAGTTTATTCTTCTTTACGCCGCGTGGTGGAGCAATCCATTCATGCCGTTCTGAACGACCCGTCCCCGAAATAGCCAATAACATCCATTGTAATTCTTTATGTTTAGTAAGAAACTTTGAATGAGCATTTACTATATCATTAACATTACTCAATTGAAGACCTGTATCACGAACTGTTGAACTCATCCATCTGGTTAATGTCCAAATAGAGATGTCCTTTTGTTGTTCTTCGTTAAGTTTACTATAGAATTTCTTATCACGACGGTCAAGAGCAGGAATAACGTCCTTAAATAGGTCATTTTTATATTCCTTGCCCTTCTTCTCTTTGGTTTCCTCAACCTTTACAGCATCGGGGTTGAGTTCAAAAAATTCTGAAACCCAACTACTCATATCATTATTCAAATAACGCTCCAATATCAATTACATCGGGTAGTTTATTTACTTCTTTCACAAACAATACACAATTTGGATGTAGTTTATCTTCTAACGGTACAACAAGAATATTTCCATTTTTTAGCTTAGGAAAGAACCATTTTACTTCTGCGTAGACATTTGTAATAGTAATTTGTTGGGGTCTTGGTACCATATGCCTGAGTGGGTTGAATACCATTGTATGAAATCCACGATCATTTAGGCTTGTTAGTGGCATCACTTCTAGATCGCTGTAATCCTCATCGCATACAAGTATTGACCAATCTAATGGCATTTGTACTGTGTATTGACCAATTCTTAATACTACCGCTGGTGCATAAAAACTTTCTAGGAAAATTAATGGTATGAAGAAGTAATCAGGATTTTTAGGATCTGAATAATCCATTACGCAATAGCGTATATCCTCAATTTCGTTTGGGATCTTATCTAAATTATACGCTTTATTTTCATTTGTTAATATATTCATTATCTAAATCCTAATTGGTTTCTATATTTAAGCCAGTCGTCGTCTAACTTCTTCATATCTCTCTTTATTATTGTTCTTCCATGTGAAATTAGATTAGATGGATATCCACAACGAATAATATAATCACATAGCATATTTTCAAATCCTAAATGTCTTATTGACATATAAGTTATCCTATATGCTGTCTCGGAATTATTATCATACTCAATACTAGTCGAATTATTCTTTTCGTTCAATAGGCATTTAACGTCGAGATCGTTCGCTTTAAAAAATATTTCTAATAGATCACGAAATCCATAAGAAATAATTGTATCTATAATCATAAATAATCCAATTTCTTAATAGTAAACGGATATTCAGCCTCTGCATAGAACTTCTTTCGTTTTGTCAAATGCCGTTTAGAAAATTTACAATTTGAACATACATCATATACATTCACAAAGTCCTTGTCTGGGGCAACTCTGATGCCACGGCCAATACTTTGAATAACACGCACAAAACTTTTACCTGACTCAAACAATACAAGGTTAAAAATACGAACAATGTTAATGCCCGTAGACGCCACACCATAAGTAGCAATAATAACCTTTCCATCAACTTCTTGAACTTCTTTATATTCGTCTTTACGATCCTTCGACTTCATCTTGCCAGAAACGAACACCGAATCTGGTATAAGCAATTGTAACTTTTCTCCAGTCTCAATGCGATCAACCAGCATAAGTGTATTGCCACTCTCAGACATCTCAATAACCTTAGTCGCTAAGAACTTTAATCTCTTTTGATTAGTTGTTAGCCATTTTAATTCAGACTGATAATTATCAAATGCGGCCTCACCTAAGTCCTGCATCTGCCAAACATTAACATGTAATTGAGCTAAGAGTCCCTTGTCTTGGAGTTCTTTTGTATTAATTCTACCAAGTAGTGGGCCAATACAAGCAATAACGGAAACACTATCATATTCTTCCTCTGGCATTGTACCGGTTAATCCCCACCTTACCGGGGCATTCTTCAAATAACTCGATAATAACTTTCTCAATACATCGGCCTTTGCTTTGTGAACTTCGTCCACTATAACGCAAACCACTCCCTCGAAGAAATCGTTTATATCGATCTCTAAATCTATTTCTTTTGAACGCTTTGCTAGGCTTTCTAAACTTTGCCATGTACATATTGTGTGAGTTTTTAGATATTCTTTTCTATCACCGAAGAATACACCCACATCTAATCCTAAGTTTTTATAATCATCTTCGGTTTGTGTTACTAAATCCTTTGTAGGCACAATTACGATACTGCGACCGTAAGGCTGAACCTTATGGCTTAAAATCGCCGTAATTAGTGTTTTTCCCGAGCCTGTAGGGGCAATGTTTACGCCAGTAAGGTTGTTGAGGTAAGAATTAATTACCTCAACCTGGTGATCCTGGAGCATAATAGGATCACCGGCACGCTGGTGACCCTTTGGCCAATTAATGTGTGAATAACTATCTTCTTCTACTTCATCAAAGATAAACTCGTGCGTGGTGTCTCTAAGATCGTCAATTTCAATTTCATAACCTTGTGATTGTACTACAGGTAGGAGTCTATCTAATAGATTGATATATGATCTTCCACCTATATCACAAAAGGCCTTCATGCCATCCCAATGGCCCAACTTATAGCTAGGCATATGGCGTGCGTATTCGAGGAAATACTTTACCGAGTCATAAAGTTTTCTACGAGTGACTACATCCAATCCCTCAAATTTTATATTGACTTCGTCTTGGATTATTAATTTACAGGTTGCCATTATATACTCGCATCATCCAATCCGGCTACACGGAGCTTGATTATATGTCCTGTCATGAAATTTTTCGCTTCAAACCCTTTGGATATTCCTAAAAATTTGTTTCGCAATAGAGCAACCTCATTCACCAACAGCGTTGAATCAACAATTGCCTGTACTCCATCGACGTATTTTTCAGCATCTCTGGAGCTAAGAGACTTTTGATATGCTTCTAAGAATTTCTTGAACTCAGCCGATCGTTCCCTACGCAATTTGATATTTAGGTATTCTAAAACTGCTTCAATCTCCTGTAATTGGGCAAACCGTTGTTCTACCAATCCCGGAAGTTCTGCCGCATGTTTTTCTAGTGACTTACCCTTTAGGGATAATTCTCTACGGGCAGTTTCTAGTTCTGCTTCATAATAATCTATGAAGTCAGCAATATTTGAGAGATCTGATGTAATCTTATAATACCACGAGCTCATAAATTTGATTCTTTTTCAAACATTGCTATCTTATTATTCAATTCTATTATTTTATTAGTCAGAATCATAGACTCATGGATACTGTTAACATTTGCCAACTGACGTGATAACTCATCTCGGCTCCATACGAGATGAGTTTTAGTCAACTTGTCATATAGATCTTTTTCACTCACACCTTATGTACTCGTTTAATAGCAATTTCCATTGCCTGAACTAATAATACTGCTTTCTGAGTCTTGGACATTAATACTCTTTTAATAGCCATAGCACGCGGAGGGACACCTAGGTCTTCTGCCAAGGCCTTATGTACCCTGGTCAAATTTACTGGTTCTGAAATCCATATAACGTAGTCGGCACCCACAGTCACATCTCGCATATTTGCTTTGAACTGCTGGACTTGCGTAATGGATTTTAGAACATCCTTGTTCTTAATCGTTTCGAGTAATAATTCCCCAAACTCTTTAGCGGTCATCATCAAATTCTTCCTCATCTTCATTAAATTCATCTTCTGATAAATGACTACGAGCAGCAGCGCGCATTTCTTTATCAAGATCTTGTTCTAAAAGATCATTCTCAACGAGTCCAAATTCATCAAACACAACAACAATTATGTCTGCTACCTCTAGTCTCTCTTTTGGCGCGATGTGTGATTTAATTCTAGTCCACAATTCTAGTAATAATTCATGATTGTCATTGATCATTTTATACCTCTTCTCTTATCAATACAACTCGTTCATCGGGAGTATCGGAAATTACTACATTCAGATCATCCTGAGTAAACTCATTCATAATTTTCTTCATACTTTCTTCGTCTGTGTTCCATTCTTTCCTAAATTGCTTAATCTTTTCTCCAGTCTTCTTGGAAATAAATACATAACTATTTCCTTCCTTTACTAGAGCACCCGATTTCAAGAATAAATCAAACAATCCTGAAAGTGGATTCATACCTGATTCCCACGGAATATCAATTTTGATAGTTTCGAAAGGCTTGGAGTATCTAGTCTTCACAACCTTACAGGTTGCACGAATACCCCTAACGTCTGCCCCAGTGGTCTTATTACCATCCTCGTCTTCCTTTAGCTTATACTTCTTCATTGCAATAACGATGCTTGATGCAAAGATGAAGCCTGATCCGCCAGTGATTTTATCATCGGGGTCAAACATATCCTGACTAGCATATGTGTGATTTGTTACTGCCATTCCTATGTTTAGGTCGCCAAACATGTTTACGCAATTAGAGACAAATGCCTTAAGTTGCTTTGCCTTACGGCCCATGTCGCCCTTCATGTCACCTGCCTGAAACTGATTAATGTCAGTAGGTGTCAACAACATGCCGATGGAATCGATAATGAACAGAATCTTGGGACGATCTCCCCTTGGCAGGTCAAGATAATTAGCTTTGTATTCAGTTACAAAACTATGTACAATTCCCGCTACTTCATCGATCATTGTTGCACCAACACGAAGCATCTTATCTTCTGCTGTATCTACACCAAGTGCCTTGAGCCATTTTTCGTCAAGTGCATTCTCTGTGTCAATCATGACAATAAAGATGCCCTGTGCCTGTGCTGCCTTAGCAATATTACCGGAAACAATATAAGATTTGCCGGCGCCGGATTCGCCTGCAAATACTGACACCTTACCCATTGGAATTCCCCTAAAGAAATCACCACTAATAAGGAAGTTGAGTCCATAAGACCCCGTGCTAACCCATGTATCTGGATCATTGAACCCGGTAGAGATACCGGTAATGTTTTTTGTCAGAGATTTTCTGAACTTTGAAATGTCAAATGGCTTGGCCATAGATTCTCCTTAGAAGTTATTTGGGGGTGGTATTTACCACCCCCAATATTAATAATCACTTATTGCGATTACGAAGCATCGCAAGAATCTCGTGTGGTGACCTTTCAGGCTTCACAGAAACTGTTGCTTCTTCTTTAACTACTGGAGTATCTACTTCAACCGGTGCATCAGCCTCAACAACTGGTTCCTTAACAATTAACTTTGTTGTAGGAACTTGAGTTCTTGTGGTCTGTGTCGGAACGCGAGCACGCTTGTCTTC